CGATGATACAGACAGGAACCTTGCTAGCATACTATTCACCCCCTCGTGTTTCTCAACACCTTTGAGTTGGATTGTTTCCATCTCCTGAGGAGTTTCATCTCGTGGTCGATCATGTCGGAGAACATGACGACCTGTTTTATCTTTGCCGGGTACAGGTCCACCAGGTACTCCAGCTCGTTCTCCACAAGTGCCACATATCCGATCGCGTCATCCTGGAGGAGCCTCCGCTTCAGGACCTCCTCCTCGGTCGTCGGGTATATCTCGTTGGCCCGGGTGATCGCCTCCATCAGCTTCCCGAGCACCTCGAGGATGCGTGTCTGGATGTAGTACTCCAACCCGCGGCTGTAGCAGAACTTGCTCTCATCCGAAAACATCTGCTCCAGCATTTTCGTGATGTCCCTGCGCAGGTCCCGGGCGGTCTTGTAGAACTGCATGCTCGACACCTTTCGCTTTGACACGATTACACTCATTAACTTCTCCTTTCGCCTCCCTTCGGGAGGCTAGATTATCGGATATCAGATGAGAACAGCCGGGACAACGCCAAAAGAGTAGCTGGCGCCGGCGTAGCTGGCACCACCAATGTGGAGGGCATAACAAAAGTTGGTCGATGAGTTTGCGGACGGCTCGGCAAGCCACCAGTATGAACGGCCACCGTTCAGGCGCTTGATCTTCCTGTTTGGATTGAGCGCATGGAGCGCAAACTGCGTCTGTGTCCCCGTACCATAATTCGGGTGCGAGAAGCCCGTGGTACCGTAAATATTCACGTTGGTAGGCAGAAAAATCTTCTCACTCCCCACCCACGCCCAGTTAGATACGGTGCCGATGATCCTGTCCACGGGTCTCGGCTCGAGCCCGATGGCGGAAATCAGAGCAGGTTCAAACCGTTCGTGGAGCCAGTGAAAAAGCATGCTGCCGGGATAGTCTCCGGCTGTGGTATTTGTCTCATTGAAAGGTGCCGTTGTCGGGATGTTCTTGAACATCATCGTCACATGATGTGACGTCGGCACCGCGGTGTTGCCCACAAGGTAGTAATCGTCGAAGCCCACGATCTCAAGCCGCAGGTTCTCATATGAGGGGTTCCACGTCAGCGTCCTCGCCGGATACAGCGCGGGCTTGAGCGAATCAGCCCCGATGCTCAGTGATGGCAGGTCGATGTAATCGCCCAGCCGCAACAACCTGAAGTCACCTGTCACCGCCAGCGCACGGAGCGCTGCGAAGGTTTCCGCCACCGTAGAAGTCCCGAAGACGGTCATCAGGTTCCGTGGGGCGAAGCCCATAAGCTCCGCAGGGAGCTTGCCGACATCTGCCGCGAACAGCTCCAGCGTCTCAGCGTTCTGGTTCAGTCCCGCAAGGTCCACCGTTATGAGGTGCGCGGGGTCCACTCTATACAGTTCCATCTATTCTACCTCCTGCCATGTGAGACCGGCCCATATGTCCCAGGTCTCGTCCTTTGCCAATACCAATGATACACCCGAAACCGCCACGCGGTCGAGTGCCCCTTCCGCAAAATCCACACCATCATCATCACGCCGGACCACGGTCACGCTGACCGGCTCCGCGTCGGTGGTGCGGTCCACGCCCTTCACGACTTCGAACACGAGATATCCCGTCCCCGCGTCGAACTCGAGGCGGAGCCGGTATCCCAGGTCCTGCGGGGCCAGTATGCGCGAAAGCTCGTCACTCAGCTTCGCGTAGCGCGTCTGGTCGGTGATCACGTCCCCCAGCCCCCGGTATCCCCCCAGCACGATGGGGTATTGCTTGCGCGACCCCTCCACAGGGTTGACCACATTCGCGTCCACCCAGGAGCGCGCCACCTGCTCCCTCGTGCCGGTTCTGACGTCGTGGGAGTCCCCGTCGGGCGGTACGGTCACATAGTCGGCCAGCAACGTCTCGATGCCGGGTGCCGTGACCGTGAGCGTCACCACTCCCGCGACCATTTCCTCCTCCAACTTCTCGACGATGTACGCCTTGTGGTACTCCCGGTCGAAGAGGAGCACGTCGTCCCGGGCGATGGTGGCCGCGTTGGGTATGTCGGCGCTCACCACCAGCGTCAGCCGCCCTATCCCGTTCCACGCACGCTCCACCACTGCGGAGGTGTATCCGCGGATGGCGGCCTTGTAGGTGAATGAGGGAAATGAAAGTACATTGAGCGTCTTCATGCCTTACACCCCCACATACCGCTGACGGTAGGAAAGGCTTGCCGCACTCGCCTGAACGCCTGACTCGGTGACCTTGATGACATTGACACCAAGGGCCAGCTGGAAGAAGGTCGTCGCCGCTATGTCAATGTATTGGAAGGCCGTCTCGGTGAAACCACCCTCGATGTCCTCGAAGGTGACGTCGATGTCGGTGATACCGGTTCGGATCGTCAAGCGCTCCCCCGCTATGAGATCCAGCTTCACCACGATCTCCTCCCCCTTGGTCACATTCTCTACCACAAGAGGGGCTGTCACAGGGCCGTCGATGACCACCGTGATGGGTGTCTCCACGTCCCCTCCGTTGACCACCTGCACACCCTCGCTGTTCTCATAGTCGAAGGCGAAGCCCTCGGTTATGTCCAAGGGGAAGCTGAGGGATAGGCCGGAGCCGCCGATGTCCACCTCAGTGTCCTGGCCGTCCGAGTACAGCGGGTCGAAGGCCTCGAAGATCGTCTGTGTTATCTGGACGCGCTTGGCCCGGTTCCCCCCGTCGGGGAGTGTCGGCAGCTGCCGCACCCTCACCTTGTCGAGCGAGCGCCTCATGCCCCCCACCTCATACACGAGCCGGCCCAGCCCGAGCTTCGGATTGAGCACGGCGTTCAGGTTGCGCAGATGCCCGTTGACGTCGTCGCCTATCACGGCAAGCCTGACGGTCAGTACACGCGACAGGAAATACGAATCACCCACCGGTGTGTTGCCGTCCTGGTACGGGCTGGTGACCGTCTGCTGCACAGCCTCCACCCCGCCCAGGTCATCCACGGACAGCCAGCGGTATGTGCTCTCCGCGGAGAACTCCACAGAGGCCCCGCGCGCGTTGTAAAAAGTGAGTCTGTCCATGTACCCTCCTATACCACGAGCTGCTTCTCAAGAACCCGCAGCTCCCGCATTGCCTCAGCCGGTGATGTAACGTTCAGTGTCACATAGAGCACCTGCGAAGGCTTGTCATCCTCTTCCGTTACCGTCTCGGTGGTGGAGCCGGATACCGGGGTGGGCTCCTGGTAGTCGAAACCGGGCGCCCCCATCTCCACGCTCTCCATGCTTATGCGACCGAGCCGGCCGATGTTGACACCGGGTATCTTGTTGAGCAGGCGGATGACTCCGTTGATGCCATCGATGACTGCGTTGATCACGCCGACGATCTTTTCCACCACCCACGCGATGCCCTCCCCCAGTGCCTCTATGACCGGGAGGAGCCACTTGCCGAGCGTGAAGCCCAGCTGGTACATCAGCCCGAGCAGCGGCTTGAGCGCGGAGTCTATGGCCGGCCCGAGCACATCCATGACCCCCATGAGGATCGGCTGGAGCGGGCTAAGCACTGCACTGAGCGAGGCAAGGCCGCCTGTTGAGGCCCCGAGAACCAATGAGAGACCCTGCAGTCTCTCCCGCATCTTGTCGAGGCCGCTTGCGGCCCCCTCCGCGCTGTCCGAGAGCCCCGAGTAAGAGCCACCGGAACCGCCGGAGCCCGTCCTCGCCAGGGCTGAGGCGATGCCCTCCGCCAGTCGGTCGTACACCGCTGCGTTGAGCGGCAGCACAGCCTCGTCGTCAGCACCCTCACCGATGATCGCGGCGGTGGCTCCGGTGGCAAGGCCACCCTCGGCCAGCATGGGCACCTTCGGGATGTTGGAGCCGATGCTCCTCCCCCCGATACCCGGTACCCACTTGGGCACATCGAAGCTGATCTCGTTGAGACCGTCTATCACAAAGTTTATGCATGTGATTATCGCATTGAGAAAACCTTTGATCACGTCCGCTACGCCGCCGAATACCCCCTCGAGGAAATCCCCGATGCCGCCGAACGCGCCCTTGACGCCCTCCGCCACGGTCTCGGCTGTGGTCCTGATGCCTTCCCACAGGGTGCCCGCGAAGGCGCTGACATCCTCCCAATTCTTGTACAAAAGGACCCCCGCGGCCACGATGGCCCCGATGGCGATTCCTACCGGACCCAGGGCGGCGGGCATGGCGCTGAACATGGGCCCGAGGATGTTCAGGGCGGCGCTGATCTTGCCGAACGTGCTCACGATGGAGCCGGCCGCGATCAGCAGCGGGCCTATGGCCGCGACCACAAGGCCCACCTTGACGATGGCCTCCCGCAGGCCGGGGTCCAGATTGCCGAAGGCCGTCACCCAGGAGTTGATCTTCTCGACCACCTTGGTGATGACCGGCATGAGGATGTCCCCCAGCTGGATCGCTACACCCTCCAGGGCGCTCTTGAGCTTGGTGAGCTGGCCACCCAGGTTGTCCTGCATGGTGGCGGCCATTTCCTCGGCGGTGCCGGTGTACTCGGTTGTTGCCTCGCGCAGCTTGTCGTAGTCAGCAGGCGCCGCGTTGATGATGGCGAGCATGCCGCTCATGGCCTCACGGCCGAAGATGTCGGCGGCGTACTGGGCCTGCTGTGCCTCGGTGAGGCCGTCGAACTTCTCACGCAGCTGGAGCATGACGCCCTCCAGCGAGAGCATGTTGCCCTCGTTGTCGGTCATGCTGATGCCCAGCGTATCCATGGCCTCGGCGGCCTTGTCGGATGGGGAGACCATCGAAGAGAAGGCCGCGCGCATGGCCGTACCTGCCTGGCTCCCCTTGATGCCGGCGTTCGCCATCAGGCCGACCGCAAGGGCTGTGTCCTCGATGGAGAAGCCCAGGGTACCCGCCAACGGCGCAACATATTTGAAAGTCTCGCCCATGAGGGCGACGTTGGTATTCGAATTGCTTGAGGCGCTCGCCAGTACGTCAGCGAAACGCGTGGCCTGATCGGCGCTCAGGCCGAAGGCCGTCATCGCGTCGGTCACGATGTCCGACACGAGACCCAGGTCCTCACCGCTGGCCGCGGCAAGGTCCAGCACGCCCGGCAGTGCCGACATGATCTGCTGGGTGTCCCAGCCGGCCATTGCCATGTACTGCATGCCCTCGGCGGCCTCGGAAGCACTGAACTTGGTAGTCGCCCCGAGGTCCTGGGCAAGCTGCCTCAGCTGGGAGAACTCCTCCGCCGTCGCACCGCTGATGGCCTGTACCTTGCTCATGGCGCCGTCGAAGTCGCTGGCCGTCTTTACGGCCGCAGCCCCTATGCCGAGAACCGGCACGGTGACGGCCGTGGTGAGCGCCTTACCGGTGCCGGTGAGCTTCTTGGCGATCGTCTCGGTGTCCCTCGTCATGCGCTTCATCGCCTTGTCGAAGTCCCGGATGTCCGCCCCTATCTTTACCAGCAATGCCATTGTGGTCCTCCCGTCGTCAGCCGAAGATGGCCTTCAGCTCGGCCATCCTCCGGCGCTTCTCGTCAACGCCTATGGTTCCTGTGGCCCCCGCTTCCTTGTCGGAGCCGAAGACCTTCTTGTTCTTCCCCTTGCGGGCGTTGACGTAACCCACCCGGACCGCGGCGGCCACGAGCTCGATGTCCGCCCTGCGCCGGTTGATCCGGCCGTCACACACGAGCCGGAGCTCGCGCGGGGTCATCTCGTAGCAGTCACGCCACGGGATGCCCAGCACGCCGGCCGCGACCCTGAACAGGTCGTCGGGGGTGGTGGGCCCCCCTACTCTTTTTTTCCGTCGTCGTCCGGGAAGGCCAGCTTGATGGCCTCGGTGAGCTTCTCGCCCAAATATTCCATCCCGTGCGTGTCGACTACCTCGTCGATGATGTCACCCGCCTTGGAGAGCGAGATCGCCTTGAAGTCCCATTTGAGCCCCGCGTACACGAGCACGCGCAGCTCCTTGAGCCCCAGGTCGGAGCCCAGCGAGTTCACGGGCCTGCCCAGGAGTTCCTGGGCTTCCACAAGTGCGTTGGTCCCGAACCGTAGGGTCCGGGGTGTCTCAAGTTCCAGTGTTACACCTTGTCTCATGCGTCATCCCTCCTTAGACTGCCGGGGTCTTGGTCAGAGCGCCGTCACCCAGGAGCGAGACGCTGTACGTGGCTGCTTCATCATAAGGTGCGTCGACAGGGAAGCTCGTAATGAGCGCGCTGCCGCCGTACTTGTGCCCCGCGGGAGTGGAAATCTCCACGGTCACCTTGTCCCCGTTGTTGTACGCTGTCTCCAGTGCGAGGTAGGCGGCGTCGTCCTCCACCACCAGCCCGTCGGAGTCGATGCTCCAGTTCTTGAAGCTCGCCTCGTTCTGTCTCCACAGATCGGGGGAGTCCTTGGCGGTCACGTCGATGGTGTCCGCGTCACGGTTGAGTGTCGCCCCTCTCTGTCCTGCCAGGATGTCGGTCCCGATCTTGATCACAAAGTCAATGCCCATTGCCCTAGCCATGGTTGTCCTCCTATTCCTCCACCCGGTATACGAGTGTTATCGTTCCCCGTACAAGATCGGGGGTCTCATGCATTACCTGCATCCGTTGTACACGATGCAGGCGGAACCTGCGGCCCTCTGCGGTGAGGTCCCTTGCAAGGTCCGCCTCCAGCCTGCCTACGATGAACTTCACACGGCGCTTCTTGGTGCCGTCCGCCCATACGTGCACGGTCTCGGTTATTTCCCCACCCTTGGTGAGCTTGTCGTCCCACGGGATCATGTCGCTGTCGCCGATCACCAGGTACGGGCTCGGTACGTCCTCTGGGACGAAGTCGTATGTCTCCTCGGTGATGAGTGAATCCGCCTTGATCGCGGTGTACATTGCGCCCTGAAGGTCATATTGAAACATTCTTGTTCACCAGCCTTGTCATCTCCGCCATGTATTGCGGTTCGTTCTTCTTCTCCGCGGGTCCCATGAACGGCTGTGCCTCCACGCGCCCCGTGAACCTTCCCGTTGTCTTCTGCGTCCTGGGGGCCGTCCCATATTCCACCAGGTGCCTGTGGCTTCCCTTCCACCCCCTCGGGTAGACCGTGGCCGCCGGGCTCGCGTTCTTGTTG